CCATTTCCCCGTATAGGGCCTTATTGGACACCATGAAAGACTTGACCTCATCGCTGCTCCGGTGGATGGCGTCGGCGTAGTTCTCTGCCCACTCCCCGGCGTCGGTGCCTGAGAAGTTGGCCTCAAACTTCCGGCCCACATTCTCAGCGGCCCCGGCTGCTTCGATGGCCGCCGCGCCCAGCTCCTTGAGCATATCAATACCGGCCTGGATTGCCTCAAAGCCGATAAAGGCGGCGAGGGCGCCCTTGATGGCCTCTTTGATTTCGCCTCCGGCCTTGTCGCCCTCATCCCCCATATCGTCCAGGTCTTTTCGCGCATCGTCGGCCTCATCGCCCACATTGTTAATCCTGTCGGCGGCGGCCTCCACCGCGCTCAAGAACTTCCCCCGGATGGTGTTTATCGGGTGCGCGAACGCGGTCCCGATGCCCTTTACTCCGGTCTTCACCTTGCCCGTGAAGTCGGAAAATTTCTTTTGGGAGTAGCCTATGGCCCCGTCAAATCCGGCCTTGATGGTCTTGGAAACGCTATTGGTCTCTTTGGCCGCAGCGCCCATAGATTTTCCTACGGCAGCACCGAAGCTGTCCGCCTCTCTGCCAATATCCCGGAAGCTGGTGCCCACATCGTCGGCGTCATCCTCCAGGTCATCCAGGGCGTCGCCTGCATCTCTGGCTCCGTCTCTGATCGCGTCAGTACCGGCGCGGACGCGAGCGCCCATATCCTGGGCGGCGTCCTCAACGTCCTGGGCGCGGTCCACAATCTGCTCCAGGCGGTCTATCGTCTCGCCCAGGCGGTTTATTGCGTCATCCAGGCCAAAGTTCATGCCAAAGGTAAGCTCCCGGTTGTCTGCCATTGGCTCCACCCCCTTTCTGCAAAAAGTAAAGCAGCGGGGTCACTCGCCCCGCTGCTTGCTCCAGTCTTCGTTGTAGAGTATGCGGGCCTGCACCGCCTCCTGGTACTCAGCCAGGTCCATGCCCTTGAAGTCGGCATAGCACAGGCCGCCGCCGGTGAAGATGAGGACCCACATATTCCGGTTTCGCTTGGCCTTTCTGATTGCGCGGTCTACGTTAAGCTCACTCTCGCAGAAAGGTTTCGATGGCCTTAATCAGCTTCTCCGGGGTCTTGATGTCATCTTTTTCGTCGAAGTAGCTGATGCCGTCGGCCTTGACCTCGGCGGGGGAAATGACCACGTTCTTGAGCATGGTGTCAATGTACTTGGTGGTGTCCCGGCGTCCGCCGCCGGTCATGCCGCAATCGTCGTTGACGCCGAAGTACCAGGTGGGAGAGACGGACTGGAGGGTGTATTCCTCGCCGTTGACGGTGACTTTCTTCTGCTTAGCCATAAATTTTCGGTAGCCCCTTTCAGATAGTGATTTTGGTTTGTTTGGCCAGTTGGGATAGCCTTTCATGGGTAGCCCCCCTTAGCGGGGGACTACCGACGGCGCATAGATGTTGACGGTGATCGTGCTCTGCTCCTTGTTGCGGGTCAGGTCGGGCATTTTCATTACCCGGCAGTTGTCCGCGCTGAGGGTGAATGCGTCCGCGTCGTTGACGTCGGAGATCGTCACGTTGATGGCCCGCCGCTTCGCCTCCAGCTCCCGCAGATAGGACAGGCTGGAGGACGTAGACATGAGGGTGATAGCGATGGTGCCGCTCTCGTTGGCGTTCTCGGAGTAGGTCACGTCCCCCTTAGCGCCCACGGCGGGGGTGATGCTGTCCTCGTTCTTGGTGACGGACACGACACCATCAGCAGCAAAGCCGGTGATGGTGCGGCCCCCGACAATGACGTTGACCTTTTTAGGGTCATAGCTCGCAACTTCGATGCCTTTAGCCATGATGAATTACGCTCCTTTCTTACGCGCTCAGGGTGGCCCGCAGTACGCCCTTGACTTTGACGGTGTGGACCGCGCCCTCAAGCTGCGCCTCCCAGGTGATGTCCGGCATTTGCCGGGCGCGGGCCTCTTCGTCGGTGGCCTGGGACCGCTTGGGGACTACGACGGTAAAGACGCCCTGCTCGCTCTCCGGGTCCAGGGCGATGATGCCCAGGTCGGTAGCGCGGTTCAGAGCGGAGAACACGCCGGCAGCGACCAGGGCAAAGCCCGCGTCGGTGTAGCCAATGGTGGGGTTCTCCAGGAAGATGTCGTAGAGGTTTTCCCTCATGTTCTTGGCGATATAGTCAGCGCCCATCTGGACGTCGATAAATTCGCCGTCGGCGCATACGCCGTTCTTCACATACTCCCGCTTGTACTCGACGGTCAGGAAGTTCACATTGGCCTCTTCCAGAGCGTCGCGCTCGGCGTTGGTGAGGTCCGGGACGGTGAGGCCCTGGGGCCGCTTGAACTTCCACGTTACGCTCTCAGGATAGAACGGACCCACGTTGCCCACATAGGCGGCGTCGGGGTATTCCTCAGCCTGGTCCCCGTAGATGACGATGGACCGGCGGTTGGTAACGGCAAGGCTCTTGTTCTGAGTGCGCCCGAAGTAGAGCTTGCGGTGGTCTTCCTCGCCCGCGCCCAGCTCCGCTTCGGTAGGCTCGGTGGCCTCAGCCCAGGCGCAGAGGGCTTTCACGGCCTCATCGCCGTCCTGGTCGGTCAGCAGGATATACCAATCATCGTCGGTCTCCCGCAGGGTCTCCACGGCCTCCACCAGAGCGGACGCCTTTTCGGTCTCACCGCTCCCGGATGGGGCAGCGATACCAGCGATTTTCACCTTGCGGATAAGGGTCTCCGCAAGGGTGGTCTTGCCCTGCTCAAACAGGGCCTCGGCCATAGCAGCGACCTTTTTCCCGGTGAACTCCTCCTTGATGACGTCCAGATCGCGGTAGACGGCCACGTCCTTAGCGCCCTCGGTGGAAAGCAGCAGAATGTCCAGGTTCTCCGTTCCGCTGGGCTTGGCGTCGATATTCACGACCACAACAACGTCTTTCGGCATTAAAATCACTCCTTTACGTTTCCTTTGATTGTGGGTTTCTCAAGTTTGCTGATGGCCGCCGCGTCGGTCCGGGTGTACCGGAGCCGGACATCGAAACCGAACCGGCGGCCCATTTCGTCAAGCTCCAGGGCGTCCCGGCTGGTGGCGTTGGTGACATCAACAACGACGAAACCGGCCCCCGCTATGGCGTCTCTCCCGGTATGCAGGAAAAAGCCCTGGGCCAGCGTTGCCAGCTCCAGGGCCTCATCCGCACCCAGGACTTGCACCTGGGAGCCGTTATCGTCGTAGCAGCGGTTCACGCTGCAAGCAGTAAATGACAGGGTGGCGGTGGGCTGCTCTTCCCGGACCTCCACCAGATCGTCTTGCGTCGCACCATCACCCAGCGAGTAGTTGCCCAGGCCGCCGTCCGGGATATAGTCTGCGGTCACTGAGTAGACGATGAACGGGGGTTCTGCCTCCGGCTGGACCTGGGAGGCCAGCAGGACCGGGACGCCCACGGCCTTGTGAAGCGCGGATATGAGGGCGTTCCGCTTCGTGACGAAACTCACGCCCCACCGCCTCCTTTCGGCGCCGCGCCGGTTCTGGCCTCTACCAGATACCGCTTCATCGGGTGGATGCTGTTGTGGCCCAGCTCTTGGGTCACGGTGTAGGTGTTTCCGCTGTCAGGGTCATAGACCTGTGCTCCCACCTGGAGCGCATGGCCGTTGGTGTAGATTTTCTCGCTCAGATCGGACACGGTGCCGGTGATTTCACGCCGTAGGTCCTTATCGCTCACAGGGAGGACCGCGCCCTCAAAGGGGACACGCACAGGCTCACCGGCTACCCATTGGCCGCCCTTGTCCTGGTCGTAGTGGCCTCCCGCCCGGACCTCGTACATGGTATGCAGTAGGCCGCCCGGTATCATGGGCTGCGCCATTTTGAACAGGATGCCCATTATTCCTCAACCTCCCACGTGATTGAATTTCGGAGCCGTCCAGTCACCATGAGGGGGCTGTCCGCGTAGGACGGATAGCGCTCCCTCTGGATTTTCCCTTTCGGCTCAAAGTTGCTCGCGTCGGTCATAAACTCCCGGATAAGGCCCACGGCCTGCCCGCCTATCCACGAGATGGCCCCGTCCGCCGTCTGCTGACCTTGCCAGATGAGGGCAACCTCATTCTGGACGATTTCGGCCAGCTTGTTCTTGTTGTGGTCGAAGCCTGCCCGGATGAAGCTGCGCTCCGGTATGGTGACGGAGGGCAGCAGCAGGAACAGGAACTTGAGGTTGTTGGGGTTTTCCTTGTCCCTCCGTCCCTTTTTGGCTACGACGCCGAACAGGTAGCCGTCCCTGGACCGGATAAAGAAGAGGTCCTGAAAGTCCCTTGGGCTTTTGTCGTAGCTGTCCTTGTGGATAGGTATGCAGAGGTTCCGGGTGGCCTTGGGCGTGATGGTGGCCCCGTACTCATGGACGCGGGCAATCATCAGAAGCTCGCTGTCGGCGTTGCCTTGGATGCCTATTTTTATCCGGGTGCCGTTCAGTTTCTCCAGCTCAGCCTTGACCCGCCGCAGATGCGGCAGTACATTGTCTCGGACTTGCATAGGCTCACCACCTCATGTAGTGGGCCAGGGTCTCCATCCAGGAGGCGCGGGGTTCCTTGTCAAAAGTCCACGACACGTCGGAGATGGAGAAAGCCGCAAGGCCCTGGGCGCCGTTCCGCAGGATGGAGAACTCCTGTTCTGCGATGCCCCACACAATCGCCACGATGTCCTCCGGGAGATCGGACGGCTCATCCTCGGTCGCGTCCTTGGGCAGCACATATCCGGCGGTGAACTTCACTTCCAGATAGCGCCGGGGAGCCGTGTAGTCGTTTGCAAGGCCGCCGATGTAGCCACGGAATACCCATCCCTCATCGCGGTACAGTACGCCCACGTCTCCGGTCATGGTAAAGTCGTAGCTGCTGGGGTCTATGCTCACGCCGTGCTCGGTGTCCCGGACGTACTCAACCGCCCGTATGGGGTACTGAGTGAGTACAAGCTCCTGAGTGCCGGGGGCGACGTACCTGTGGGTGTAGGTGGCCTTGCCGAACTTCCGCCCGGTGATGGTCTCAATCCAGGCAGACGCCGAATTGATAAGCCGGATGATGTTGTTCTTTACAGCGGTGTCCGCCGCCTCCGGTGGGATGCCCAGGCGCTCCATCGTGTCCTCAAGAGTAGTCATGGCGTTTGCGGCCAGCTTTACAGTCGGTTCATTTGCCACGGTGTCGCCTCCATTCTCAGGGGGAGGCGCGGGCTACTCGCCCGCGTCCTCCTTTTTGCCGTCGTTCTTGGGAGTGGTCGCTTTCTTCTCCTTGGGGCCTGCCTCCCGCTTGTTCTCGGCGGGTTTCACGGTCTCGGAGGGATAGTGTCTTGCCATAGTGAAAACCTCCTTGTAGGGCCTCTCAGGGCCAAATTAGACGGGGACCTCGGAAGCGTCGCCCATGACCAGGGCAGCGGTAGCCTCGCAGGACGGAGTGGAGCCGCCGGAGCAGGCAATCTCCACCTTGACCTTGATGTACTGCTTGAGGCCCACCAGGTCCAGGTCGAAGTTTACCAGCTCGCCGCCTGCGGCGTCGGTGGTGACGGAGATCGCGCCCGCATCGTCCAAGGGCGCGTTGCCCACGCAGACCAGCTTATCCTTGACGGGCGCGTAGCCGGTGCTCTGCTGGTCGCTCTCGGTGATGGTCAGCTTCACGGCCATACCCGTAGGGGAGCCGGAGGGAGAGCCGACCTTGACGGCCAGGATGCCGGAGAGGAAGCCCTCGCGGTTGATGGCGTCCTCGCTGGTGTACGGGGTCACTTTGACACTCTGAATAAGTGCGCGTTTCATAGCTGAAATTCCTCCTTGTTGAAATTATAGGGCCGGGGCGGTATGCCCCGGCCTCTGATTAAAACGCCTTGATGTTCTTGACGTGCAGGAAGCTCTCCTTGTGACGGGCGGCGATGTCCACGTACATGAGGGCGCGGGTGGCGGCCAGGTTCTCTTCAAAGGCGTTGTGCTGGTTGCCCTCTTCGTCGACCCAGGAGCCGTCCAGGGTGGTGTAGGTCTCAAGGCCCATCTGCTCGCCCACCAGGAGGTCCGCCCAGTTGCCAAAGGCCAGCTCAGTGAGGCCGGTGGTGTCGGTGGTGATCTGGTTGGACACGCGATAGGGGAAGCCCAGCAGCTTGCCGGTGTTCATCTCATCGCGGTAGATGTACGCGCCGGTGGTGGTCTTGAGGTTCATCAGGTAGCCCTCCAGGACGGAGTTAAACGCCCAGCCGAGCTTGTTATCGTCCACGTTCTTTGCCAGGACCTTAGAGCGGACGAACACGGGGAAGTCGGCAGTAATCTTGCCGTTGCTGTCGGACAGGTCGTTGTTGCTCAGGGTCTTGGCGTCCACGTGCTCAACCTCCTTGTCGGTGAACACGCCGAGGGGCTGGAACTCGCCGCCCTTGCCGAACATAGCGCCGAAGTCAAGGCCCAGCTCCATGCGCCGGGTCAGGTCGTTGGCGAAGAGCTGATCGGCGGAGTAGTTGGTGCTCATCAGCAGCTCGCGGGTCTGAGGCACGATAGCCTCCAGGCGCTTTGCGGACAGACGGATGTTGCCGTAGGTGGGCTGGGTCTTCGCAATCTTGCGAGCCTCACCGCCCCAGGTAGCGCGGGCGCCGCCGGTCATCTTGGGGATGTTCAGGTTGCCGTTGGCCATGGGGACTTTCTGAGCGCCCAGCTCAAAGATGACGGTCTTGGAGTACAGCAGCTCGATGATCTGGTCCAGGTAGATTTCGGGGATGAGGTAGCCGCCGGCAGCAGGGTTGGTGGCAGACAGGGCCTTGAACTCGCGGGCCATATCCGCATCGTCATACTTCCGCTGCGCGTAGAAAGAGGCGGCGTCGGGGTCATGCTTGCCGAACACGTCCAGGCACTTGATAGCGCGGGCGAGCTGGATAGCAGGCGGGACGGACTTCTTGGCGGTGCTGGTGGGGGTGGTACGGCTCATGTAGATGGAGCTGTACTTCCTCTGGACGGGGGAGGCCGCGCTCTTGCGGGCGCTTTTGGTCTGGTGCTTGCGGGTGGCGGCCTTGCGCCCCTTGGCCTCATCAGTCACTTCCTCATCCTCCTTGACCTCTTCCTCAACGCCGTCATCCTCCTTGGCCTCGCCCTCGGTGGCGTCGATAATCTCACCAACGGCCTCCATGACTTCCTCAGCGGTGACGTCGCCCAGCTCTTCGCCGGCCTCCTTGCGGCTCTTGCGCTTCTCAGCGACAACGGCCATAGCGTCCTCAATCAGACCGGAGATGTCAGCGGGGGCAACCTCGGCAACAGCGTCCTCGGTCCCCTCTTCGCCCTCGGCCTTGGCCTCGGCCTGCTCATCCAGGGCCTCCTTGACGCAAGCCTTGATTTTCTCGGTCAGCTCATCGGCCTCCATCTTCATAGACTTGCGGCCAGCGGGTGCGGTTCCTTTCTTGGGAATAGCCATTTGTAATTTCCTCCTTATAGCAGAATTTCATAGGTGATGCCGGTAGTCGGCGCGGACTTCTCGGCTCTGGTGTTGGCGGTACGGGAGATGGATTTCTCGGTGTCGCTTGCCTCTCGGATGATGCCGTCAAGGACCTTGGTAGCGGCTTTCATGGACGCGCTCGCGTCCTTGAGGGCCTTTAGCCGGGTCCCGCTGATTTTCCGACCGGCCTTGACTTCGGCGGTGGCCGCCTCCAAAAAGGCGTCCAGGAAACCGGCGGCGTCGGTGGCCTGCTTGTAGTCGGTGATCGTCGCCTCCGGGTTCATGGCCCAGGTAACGACGGAGACCTCCCACAGCTTGACTTCCCGCAGATGCCGGATGCCGTTTTCGTCGTAGTCAAAGACGATGGGGTCATATCCGATGGACAGCTCAGTGAGAACTCCATCTTTCAGCAGCACTTTGATGTCGCGTCCCATCGAAGTGTCGCTGATTTTGGCCTTAATGAAAAGGCCGTTGCTGTCTTCCCTCAGCTCCAAAGGTCTGCCAATGGGGAGCCAGCAGTCGTTGTGCAGGGCGAGTATCTTCACCCTCTCCCAGCCCTCGGCGATTGTCTTCGTGAAGGCACCAGGCTCAATTATGTCCCCGCCACTGTCGATGTTGCCATAGACGGCGGCGTAGCCACTAAAGATGCCGCTCTCTTCGTCGTACTCTTCGGTACGGAAAGACAGCGTTTTGTGCTCCGTCTTGGAGCTTTTCACTTTCACCCCTCTACGGAGCGAAGCCTCCCACGCTTTCAGGCCCCGCCCGGAGGCATAGTAAAACGGCGAGACCCGCAGATGTGCCGCTGCGAGCTTCGCCGTCATAACGGGGTCATCGTTGGTAATATTCGTGTCCGGGTTTGCGGTGCCGTGTTCAAGCTCCGCATTCATCCCGGCTGTCAGGGCTTTCAGGTCGAACCGCTCTTTCTCCAGGTCGATACCCGCAGATCGGGCGGCCTCCTGAGCCTGCATCTCGGTAAATTCCATCAGGCGTCCTCCTTATTTGTCGAATGTCAGGAAACAGTGGCAGTTCACGACCTCGGCGGGGTCCGTGCAATCCGGGTCACAGGGCTGCATGAGGCCGTTTGAGAATTTGGCGTCAATAGGGACCCGCTCACCGTTCAGGCGCTTGTGGGAGGGTCTGGCGGCGCTCATGTTGGCAACGTGCCAGGTCTTCCAGGCGGCCCCGGCCTTTCGCATCATGTCGTAGTGGCCGGTCAGGAGTGAGGTATTGCACTCTTGGGTAGCGATGGTACGCGCCCTGGATGCCGTGGTCTGCATCTCCTGTTCAATCTGCTTGGCGATGGTGGCCCGGCTGTCTCCGTGCTCCAGGCCAGCGGAGACGATACGGGCGATGGACTGCTGGGTGGTCTCTGTGATGCCTTTGACCCGGACGCCGCCCCGCAGCTTCGCCGTGCTGACAAGCTCCGGCCTCTGGACTGCCTGGAGGTTGTAGAGCTTGGCAGACACCCCAGCGCCCTTGTCGTAGCTCTCTTTCCACAGCGGCTCAAAGATATTCAGTAAGGCCGTTTCCTCCTTGGGCCAGTCGATGAGGCCCAGGGTAAAGGCACTCACAAGGCGGGTGCGGTCTGCCTCGCTCAAAGAGGACCACGCCGCCGCGCTCTGCTCCGCCGCTTCCTCGCTGTTTGGGTCATAGCCGGGGATGGCCCCCATGAGAATGTCCCAAACGCTCCGCTCATCCTTGGTGGTGCCGCCCATGGCGTCACTCACCCGGCGGCCCTGCTCCCGCAGATATTTGAGGGTGGCAATCTCAAAGCGCTGGGTCTGCTCCCTCTCAGCTTGCAGCAGGGCGCGTTGTGCGGCCTGCACCTGGAGGTTTTTACGCTCTTCCGGGGACGTACCCTTGGAGGACACGATTTCTATGCCCTCCGCGCCGTCTCCCGTCCCCTCTGAGCCGTTTTCGGCGTCCAGGGGTATTCCGTTATCCGTTATCTCAATGTCCTGCTCTCCGCCCGTCTCAAGCGGTGGTGCGCTCTCTGCATACTGGAGGTTGGCCGCCGCCGTGGAGATCGCCACAGGGTCATCGTCTTCCCGGATGTAGACGTCGGAGAACTGCGTCTTGTAGACGTCGCCGCCCACCAGGGCCGGAGGCATACCCAGCTTCTCGCGGGCCTCATCCTTGGTGAGTAGGCCAGCATTCCAGCCGTCGATGCCCAGGGCCTTGTCAAACTCCTGGTTTCGGGGGATGATGTCATCGAAGCGCCACACCAGGTCGTTTCCGAAATACGGGATGATCTGGTTGTTGATGGCCTCTTCCCGGCGGCGTAGGTTGGGCATGAGGACGTTTTGGGCATAGATGAACTGAGCCGCCTCCGACGTGGCCCGGTTGCTGCTCTCCGTGATACCCATAATCTCACGGGGGACGCCGAAGTGCTCAAGGACGGCATTCCGCAGGAATGTACGCCCGTTCACCATGTCCATGTCTTTCATGCTGTCTCCGACCTTGTTCACCGTGACCTCGCCGTTGACAGTAGCGACGCCGTGGCTCTGGAACACGCCCCGGAAGCGCTCAAGCCATTCAGACCGGAAGCGCTGTCGCTGCTCCGGGGTGGACTTGGGCATACCGATGATGAGGTTCGGCGTGGCGTCGTTGAAGAAAAAGCGCTTTTGGAACTTGGCCGCGTATTCGTCGGTCTCAATCTCATCTGCCAGGGCCTCAGCTTGCCCCAGGCCGCGCTTGAATGGGTCTATCGGGTTCAGGTCTTTCATCACGAACATATCATCTACGGACACGTTCATCAGCAGACCGTTGGTGAGCCGGACGGTGTAGTACGGGTGGTCCAGGTACGGGGTCATCTGCACCCAATGGACGGGGACCGGCCATAGCTCCACAGGGACACCCAGGGGCGATTTCTCCATGATGAAGTACCCCTCGCCCTTGAGCTTGAGGTAAATCTCCAGGAGCCGCCACAGGGCCGCGTTGCTCATCTCATGCAGCGGATTTGGGTTCGCCCAAAAGTCCAGGAACGGGTGATGAGTAAGCTCCTGTTCGTCTCCGTTCTCATCCACCCGGTAGAGCTTGCCCTCTGCAAAAGACAGATCGGAGGCGATGCGCTCCACGACGGACAGACGGGGGTTGGTGTGAAATGCGTCTATCCACTCCTGAGTGTTGCGCTCCGGCGGGTTGGTCCACCTGGGCAGCATAACGCTGTCGCTCCGGTAGGTCTGGCTCGCCCTCCCCGCACCACCCCCTCTAAATCGGTTCCAGAATGGCACGGTTATTCGCCTCCCTCGCGCTTCGGCTTTTTACCGAGCACCTGGGAGACAGCGGGGTTTTTGGGGCCGCCGGTCATCTTCTGCCAGCGGCGCCGGGCCTCTGCCGCCGTATTTGCCCGGATGTACTTCATCGGCCAGCCGTCAGCCGATACAAGGTAACTGCATTTCGCTTTCATGGTGTCCTCCTTAGTCAATGCTCCAGTCGCTTACCAGCGGGTCATGCAGGGCCAGGGCCAGGGCGTCTCCCATATCCGGGGAGGACAGGCCGCGCTTTTTCATGGCCTCTTTCTTCTCCAGCTCTATCTTGCCTGCGCTGTTCACCACGTATTTCCGGTTGGAAAGTTGACTTATCTGCTTATCATCGGGGTATAGCTTGATGCTCTGCGTCCGCAGGGCCTCCCGGACCGCGCCCCACATAAGGCCGGTGCTGTTCTGGTAGTCGATAGGGTCATCGTCGCTGATGGTGCCGCCCTCGCCGCCGAAGTGACACTCCACGATGTCCAGGGAGAACGGGGGCGGGGCGTCCTCATCGTCGGCATACCGGCGGTCTCGCTGGGCCTGAACTTCCTCCACGATCTGCTCCCGCAGCTCCATGAGGCGGTCAAAGACGCCGACGCCCAGGCCGTCACAGTCGATTTTGACGTGTATCTCTGCCCAGGGCTGCTCCAGGGCATAGCGCTTGATGAGCTGGACGGCCTTGCCGCTCAGCTCCATGGTGTCGTTGTGGTGGTATATCTCCGGCTTTTCCTGGAGCTTCTTGTCCAGGACGGGGGATAGGACGCTGCTGTCATCGCCGTAGCGGGCGACGTCAATCCCGATGTCCACGCGGGCCGCCCGGTCAATCTCCGGGGCCTCGGCCTCGCTTGCCCGCTCTGCCCACTCCATCGGTATGAAACTGTCAGGCAGGGCCTTGGGGAACTCCCCAGCCACACGGACCCGAAAGACGTCGCTGTCCTCACCAAACATATCAATGATGGTGTCGATGAACTGCTGATCTACTCGGCTGCTGTCCCGCCCGTCAATGTGCATGGCGTTGTAAAGCTCGCGGGACTTGTGGTGGCTGTCATAGAAAAAGCCGGTAATCTTCGTGGGGTTCCCACACATTACCAGCTTTGCGCCCTCCGTAGATAGTGCGCCGAGGACCGGCTCGAATATCTCATCTCGGACGCCGGAGGCTTCGTCGATGATGTAGAGCACGTGCTCGGCGTGAAAGCCCTGGAGAGCGTCGGGCTTACTGGCCGTCCGGCCTACCGCGAACCACTCTTCCGGGTGGCCTCTCATGTAGACCTTTTCCTTGGTCCATATCAGCTCTTGAGACAGGGCCGGATTACTGCGGAGCCATTTCGCAATCTCGGCCCACAGGATGTCCCATAGCTGGTGCTGGGTAGGGGCGGTGCAGGGTATCTTCGGGAATGGTCTGGTAGTCAGAAACCAGATAGCAAGCCAGCTCTCCACCGCGCTCTTGCCGATACCGTGGCCGGAGCGAACAGAGGTCATGGGGTACTGCGCTACACTGTTCAGGATGGCCTTTTGATTGCTGTCCGGCTTGGCCCGTATAATGTCCTCTACGAAGTCCACCGGATTGTCGGCGTAGTAGAGGATGGCGTCACTTGTCAGGTTCATTCTGCTGCTTCCTCCGTTCCCACGCCTCAGAGATGACGGCGGCAAGGCTGCTGTCGGCCTGCTCATTCGCCTTGCCCGGTGCTGTGTCGGCCTCCAGCTCCATGCGGTTCTCACGCTCCAGCTTGGTAGCCTCCCGGATGAACGCCACAAGGTTCTTCGGGTCTATCTCGCTGGGGTCCATGTCCTTGAGGGCCTGCAACGCCTTTTCCTGCAATTTCAGGGCGATGCTGATATGACGGTCAGCCATTTTCCGGCGCTTCTTGACGGCCTGGGCATGGGCTTTCCTCTGGACGTCAACGTCGTATGCGGCGGTCCGCTCCACCCACTGATAGGTGCGGCTCCATCGGCCTATGAGCGTGGTACTTTTGTTTAACTGCTTAGCAACCGCCCGGATGCTGCGCTCTTCCCCCAGCTCCAGGTAGACCGAAAACGCCTTATACGCTTTGACACCCTCGCCCTCCAGACGCTCCCACGGCTCGGTGTCTCTGTGCTTCGGCATTCCGATCTACCCTCCTTTCGGGGCCGGTAGCCGTCACTTAACGGCTATCCAGCCACAGAAATTCAGGCAGCGCCAAAACATATCGACTTGCCGAAAACCGGCGGTCCGCATCATGTCCACACTCCACTCGGCCTTGAGCGGAGACAGCACATTTTCCAGGCTGCGCCGCTTGGACATGATTTGCTCATCGGTATAGCCGTTCTCCCGCTTCATCTCGTAGTAGAGGTCCACCATCAGGTCATCCATGTTTTCACTGAGGATTTTCTCTACAAAGATGAGCGCCCCACCGTCGGTCAGGCCGTCGTAAATCTGCTTGAGCATCCGGGGCCGGTAGGACGTCGGCATGAACTGCATGGACAGGACGGAGAGGACCAGGCTGCTCTTTTGCTCAAATGGCAAATACTCCCAAATATTCCCTTGCCGGACCGTGACGTTGACGTCTGCCCGGAAGCGCTTCTCGCAGGCTTCCACCATGGCCGGTGCGTTATCCACCAGCAGAAAGTTGTTGCTCTGGCCGTACTTTACCACGAATGGCTCCACGGCCAGGCCGGTACTGCACCCGACATCCACAATCAGGGTCTCCGGCTGGATGAAGCGCTCGCCCAGCTTGTAGGTAAGCGCCCGCATAGATCGGTAGTCCGGGATGCTGCGCTCAAGCATATTGGCGAAGCAGGCGGCCACTTCTCCGTTGAACTCCCATTTCTCCCCAGGGTGTACGTTGTCTCTCATTTTGCCTCTCCTTTCGTCGGAGGGGGCAGGCGAATACCGAGCCGGTGCTCAAACGCTTCCCGCGCTCGCTGAGACAGTCC